AATTAGGCGATGAGTCATTACGAATTGCTGGGGACATTGCCAAACGCCGCGCTGATATAGCCAAAAAAGAAAACGACCTACTTCAACAGGCAGACCTGAAAACCTTTGACGGTAAGGCTAACACGTTAAACGCCACACTGACTTTGACTTCCATGTTCGGAAAGAAAAGCGCTGCCTTGCAGAAGGCGTCTGCTCTAGCGAATAAAGCAATCGCTCTCAAGGATGCGATTGTATCTACCGCTCAGGGTGTTGCAGGTGCTCTGCGTGATGTTCCTTTCCCTGCCAGTATCGCGGCGGCTGCTGCGGTCGGCATTATCGGTGCTGCCCAGATTGCAACCATTGCAGGGGCAGGTGGTGGCGGCGGCGGTGGCGGTGGAAGCGCTCCCAGCTTTAGCTCCGGGTCTACTCCGTCTTATGCCGGGAATGTTGCGGATGATCCCGAAATTCAGCAGCGTCAGGCGCAGTCGTCTGTTCAAATAATTGTTCAGGGCGATGTCAACGGCGTTGATTCATACCTAGAAGAGAAACTCATCCCCGCGTTCCAGAGTGCTATTCAAGAGCGCGACTTAGTATTCATTAGCGGCGACTCACGACAGGCGCAGGAGATAGCAGGTGCAGCTTAGATACACAGCAACCCGCAATCTGATTGCTACCCACACGGTCGATACTGAGTATACGGTGACGGCTAAGCTGCGCGACTATGACCGCTCACGCCAAACCTTTGGCACTACTGTGACCAGTCTTTCAGGACGTGAGCAGACAACGCACCAACGCGGCGATACTTTATTTAAGTGCGCGACGATCCCACTGACTGGTAATGATGCAGGCATCATTCGCGAGTTTTTGGAATCTGTAGAAGATGGCACGCGCTTTGAGTTTGACGGTGGTGGTGGTTTCTACTTATGCACTATTCAGGGTTCTGGCTACACAGAAAAGCGGGTTGTTGAAACCGGAGATGTCACCACAGATTACTATTCGTTTGGGTGGACTCAACGTGCGGAGTGATGATTGGGCCACCTTCTCAGGATACAGCCTCAGCAAAAGTCGGAAGCCAAACTTTGTTGTGCAGGTTATCTATACTGATGAAACGATATCATTTACAAAGGAACCAGTCACATCAAATCTGACTGGAACTATTATTGATGGCGCCATCTCTTCGATCAGTTCTGTGTCGCAGCAGGTTTTCCCTTTAGAAGGGCGCACTCAGATTGGCGGCGTTACTATAAAGCTGCTTTATACAGGCTCGCCTTCAACCTCCACCGAGATAGCCCGCGCTCAACTAGCGCAGGTTGCATCACCCTATAGCGCGGGCGAGTCTCTGCGAAACAACAAGGTGAAAGTGTTCGCTGGGTTCACCGACGACTTCGACGACTACGTGAACGTTGCCACGACTTTTATTAACGAAGTCTCGATTAACAATCAGGAATATACACTGTCCTGCCTAGACATAACCCGACAGATGAGGCGGGATATATTCGAGCAGAAGGAAACCCGCCTTGCTGCAAACCTTTCGGCCCCGTCTGTTAGCCCTCAATCCGACATAGCTGTAACCACTGTAGAAGGTTTCGCTATGTGTGAGCACACAGCGGGCTTTACTGATGCGCCAAATGTATCCGTAGGTTACCTCCGTGTTAAAGACACGGGCGAGATCATACGGTATACTGGCATATCGGAAAGCCCTGTTACCTTCACGGGCATAACTCGCGAGGTCTTTGGCTCTGTGGGTGGTGCGGTCACGGTCAACCTTTCGGAGGATCAGAAGAACTGGCCCGAAGTTGAGGAGGTGATTTATCTTGAAATGCCCGCGCCACAGATGGGCTATGCACTATTGACGGGCGTGATCTTAGGGTCAAGCCCTGAAATCACAATCCCTGTTCATTGGCACATGGGCATACCGACTGAAGATGTTGCCACTGCCGAGTGGGAAAGCATCGGCGCAGACCTGTACGAATCTGATACCTCTGGAATGTTTGTGCGCTTTCTACACATGAAGAAAACGGACGGCAAGCAATTTATTGAATCTGAGATTCACAGACTGATCGGCACTTACTCGCCTATTCGCACCGACGGCTCTATTGGGCTGGGGCGAATCAATCAGGTTCTATCTACTGCGAGTTATATCATCACGCTGAGCGAGATAAACATTGTTAAACACAGTGGATTGCGTCATGCCGCCTCTGATGTGGTCAACCAATATCGCATAGATTATGAGTGGGACGGATCAAAGTTCTTGCGATCGCTAGCCCTGACTGATGCTGACTCCGTCGCACGGAATAAAATAGTGAAGGAAAAGGTGCTGAAGTTTAAGGGGCTTTATGTCTCGCGGCACTCTGAGTTAATCATATACTCGCTGGTCAATGCGTTACAGAACCGCTACCGCAACCCACCGCAAGAAATGACAATTAGCGTTATGCCGTATCTTGACGTTCTTGAGCCTGCCGATATTGTCAGAGTGGTGCTCCCGAAAATTAAGGACATGGCGCTTACTGGCGGCTTAATGCGCTCGTTTGAAATACAATCCACCCGCATTGATTGGGTTAAGGGCAACGTGAGCCTTGGTCTTTTTGCTTCGTCGGGTTCAGCGTCTGACCCGCTTATCACTCCCGCAGTACCCGTGCTCAACGATGCTTTCTATACATCCAAAGGCACAGACATTGATTCAATCAGTCCGTCTGTAGTCGATGGGTCTGGAAACCTCACAAGCGACTTCACCCTGACGGGTAACGCCGACATGAACAATGCGGCGGCAATCTACTACTATGACGGCAGCTTGACTATAGGCTCCGGTTTCACTTTAACCATTGGCGATAACGTCCAGCTTCGGGTTAAAGGGACGATCACGGTCAACGGCGACATTGATGGAATTGGTCAGGGAAACCCTGCTGGCGTAACTGCTGGCTATATAGGCAACACCCGCGCACAAGATGGCGTGACTTGGACTGGCGCTGGTAAGGGGTTTGTGTCACAGTTCAAAGCAGGCGTGTCAGGCGCTCACTCTTCGTTTCCATCATTGACCGTATCGGCAGGCGATCAATCAGCAAGCCCGCAGGTGACAGACGTTTCCGGCATTCCTTCGGATTTGCGCGGCACTTCTGGTTCAGCGGGAGGGTCTGTGTTTCGTCCGCGCATTGGCACACAGGAATACGGCGGCGCTGGTGGCGCTAGTGGTGCGGGTCTTTGCATCATTGCACGACAGGTTGCCTTCGGTGCATCTGGCATGATTGATCTAAGCGGCGCAGACGGTACGGCCACCACTGGCTCCACTTACACGCTGTATTGCTGGATCAGAGCAGGTGCAGGGGCGGGCGGCGGCTCAGGCGCATTGCTCATAATGATTGACGGCGCGGCGGCGTTGCCTGCATTGGAAACGCACTACACCGCTGAGGTGGGATTAACTCCTGTCAGCGGAACACCAACGAACCAAAGGCTGAACGACACCTACTACGACCACAACCTCTGGCCTTCTGGGTCGGACGGCAGGGACAGGACGACACTGAGCGTACCGGGTACAGGCTATGCCCTAGACGTTATCAGCGGCCAAGACAATTGGTTGATCAGTAATAAAATTATCTACATCCCGGATACAGCCTAATGAATGACGAACAAGCAACATCCTTTCTTGCGTGGGTTCCTGTCGGGCTGGCTGCGATGTCTGGTGCGTTCTGGTGTTGCAAGCGTGTGATAAGTTACGGGCAGCGCCTTATCGTTCTGGAGAATGCTATCAGTGATGATAGAGCGGATCGCATTGCCTTCATGCTTGAGTATAAGGCCGACCAGCTTAGGGGTAATCAGGACTCAAAAAGCATCGTGGCGGTTGAGACTAAGGTTGACATGATCTTGGAAGAGTTGCGCAAGCGATGAACCTTATTCTGAGACGCCATGCCTACATGACGAACTGCACTCTAGGAACGCTCAGAGTGGGTGACAGGCAGCTCTTCACTATGGAAAGGCCGTGGGTTAAGTATTCCGACATCGGCGGCAAGCCTTTCCTATCGTGCGTTCCTGATGGCCTTTACAACCTGCTGCCGCACACCCGTCCCAATGGCGATAAAAGTTATGCGCTAGTGAATCCGTTAGAGGGTGTCTATCACTACGACGAGCACAGACCGAATGGGCAGGGGCGCTACTTAATCCTTATTCATCCGGGCAATTGGGTGACTGATGTTGTTGGGTGCATTGCCCCCGGTCTTGCCTACAAGATTGATTCGCAGCGGCGGCAGATGGTATCCAGTTCTAAAGTCGCCATGGATGCAATTTTGGTAGCACTGAACGGCGAATTCGGGCATACACTAAACATACTTAACTCAACTGGTGCGGTCGATTGAAGGTGATTCCGAAACACTTTGATCTGTTCGGTCAGCGAATAACGGTGGAGGTTGCGGAAGATTTCTCAAAAGATCATGGCTGCTATGGGAAGTGGTATCCGTCACAGAACCTAATAGTCCTGCAAGCACCAGACGACGGTCACGCAGACGATGTGATTTTACAGACATTCTGGCACGAAGCGACTCACGCCGCCTTAGATGTTTTAGGTTATGGCGATTGGTCGGAGAATGAGACGGTGGTGGAGCAATTAGGGCAAGCCATCTATCAGATACTCAAAACGAAGAGGTAAGGATGCCTAGGGAAACGACTCACTTAGTAATTCCAGACACTCAGGTTAAGCCTGATGTGCCGATGAACCACTTCACGGCGCTGGGCAATTACATTGTAGAGAAGCAGCCTGACAAGATCATTCACATTGGCGACCATTGGGACATGCCTTCCATGAGTTCCTACGATGTGGGCAAGGCTGGCTTTGAGGATAGAGACTATGCCGCTGATATAGCGGCGGGTAATGAGGCAATGCGATTGCTTCACGAACCTATAAACGCCTATAACAAAGGCCGCAAGAATAAGTACCTGCCTAAAAAAGTTCTAACACTTGGAAACCATGAAGAGCGCATCAACAGATTCAGAGAAGATGCAGAGAACGCGCGCTTCAGGAATGTAGTAACGCAAGCCGACTTCGACACAACCGGATGGAAGGTTGTCCCATTTAAGCAAATCATCAAGATTGATGGCGTCCACTACACGCATTATTTCTACGCTCAGAACTCTGGACGGCCTCTCGGTGGCATGGCTCAGTACAAGCTGACTAAACTGAAGTTCAGCTATTGCATGGGGCATCAGCAAGATATGGATTGCGCCAGAGAAAGCCTAAACAATGGGCAAGTATTGCGCGGGCTTATGGCGGGTTGTTTCTATCAGCATTCGGAAGAGTACAGGGGAGCGCAGGCAAGTTCAGAGTGGCGCGGCGTTCACATGCTGCATGAGGTTCATCAAGGCAACTTCGACCACATGGAAGTCTCGCTTGATTTCCTGCTGAGGCGCTACCTGTGACCGCGCTGGATACACAAGAAGGCGGCGACCACTACAGGCTGGCGATTCAACCCGTTGAATTCATACACGCAAACAAAATCCCATTCATTGAGGGCAACGTTATTAAGTACGTTGTGCGGCATCGGTCAAAGAACGGCCTAGAAGATATTAACAAGGCCATTCATTACCTCGAATTACTGAGGGACTTGGAATATGGACAATCTACAGGCAGAGAACGAAACGCTTAAACAGCGTTTTGCAATCCTAGATGCTATGTACGCCGAGAAGGTGCGCGAACTGGATGCACGGGATCGGCTTACTACGGAAGTTAAGGCAGAGAACATCGCCCTCAAGGGTCAGCTACGGCGTATGCAGATAGACCGCAACTCCGAAGAGTAACAGTA